ATTTTCGAAAAATCTAAAATTAGCTCTTCGCTTGTTTCTTCTTGTTCAGACATAATATTCCTCCTAACACAGTAAATAGTTTATAAAAGAAAACCCGCCATAAAGCGGGTTTTGTTATTTGTTGTTTTTCCTTGCTTTCTTTGTTTGTTCTGCTTCGTCTTCCTTTTGCTTGACCAGCCTTTGGATAAACCATTTTCTGAGGCCGACTGGGATTGAGTAAGATTCGAACAAGGAAAAGCCGCCATGGTACTTTAGGGCAAACAGCTCTTCGTATAGTACTTCCTGGTAACTAGATGTCGGGCCAAAGGAAGCGAAAGTTGATTGGCAAGTCCATCTCAACCTCCGTATCACAGGAAGGGCAAGCAAAGTCGCCCTTCATCTCAACCCCTGGCTGGATGTCTTTCATTACCTCTTTGAGCTTTTTGGCGTCCCGAAGAGGCATATTTTCTACATAAGATCCAACTAAGTCCGGATTGTCATTTACAGAAACAATAACGAGCCTGTAAGTTTCTAGGCCGGCTGAAAAGTCAACGTTATGCTTTTTATATTTCTTTTCCTTGTCGGCTAAGGCTTTTTCATCCTTGCCTGTTAGAAAGCGTATCTCAACTTTAGCTTTTGTCTTTGGTGCTGTAAAGGTAAATGTTCCTTTTCCTGTTGCCTCAACACCTTCGGACAAAGTTAGAGGTTTGTTGCGAACACATTCCTCCAAGTCAAAAGCTACTTCGGTCTTTTTCATACAAGAGCGGCAAACTGCCTCAACTGGGTATTCATCACCATAAGCAGATCTTCGCACTTGGGTCAAGATCGCATTCTTGTCTCCAATCAAAAGGTCGTCTAAGTCAAAGTCTTTTGTTACCATCAAAGAGCGTAAAAGCTTTTCAACGACGACACCTTGCTTTAGGTATGATTGGTTTAGAAGAATGTCTTCCTCCTTAGCGGTCATTTGTCTTACTTCTATTGTTGGGTTCTTTCGAAGAGGATGACCCTCTGGATAGAACTCACCATTTGATGGAAGCTCAACAATATCATTTGCGGCCACAAAAGAAAAGTCAGCACCCTGCTGGGCCATTGCAGGTGCTGGTTCCGGGGATGTCTGGGGGACTTCGGGAGCCCCCAAGCGGTCTTGATTGTTTCTCATCTATCTCCTATGAGGTTAATAAACTTTTTATGCGCCGAAGCTTGGGACAGCAGTGCTGCCGTTATAGAAGTTAAAGAAGTCATATCGAAGTGTCATTGAGATCTCTGAGAGGTCCTCACTGTCGTATGCTAAACTTTGACCAAACTGAACTTGCTTAATCCAAGCGTTAGTAAGAGCAAAGCTAACGATACCATCTTGTCCGTCTTCTCCGGATCCTAGATGCTCAATAGTGACATTTCCGAGTGAACCAACAGATTGATTCTTTGTCATTAATGACTCGCTAGCTAAACCTTCTCCTGTTGGGATGTTATACCCTGAGTTCGCAAACTTTGCAAGAACTCTTTGTGATATCTCGTCATTAATAGAGTCTACTACCGTAAATGTGATCTCGTTATAAGTAACGGTACCGGGGAAGTAGAAGGTGTGATTTAAAAACTTGTGCTCTGATTCTCCGACGTTGATCTCTGGAAGGTTAATCCCTTTGACCACCCAAGTTGGAATCAAGCCATTAGCGTCGGATATCCGAACTAAGAACTTAAAATTTCGACGAGGTTCAGAAGTTGCTGTGCTGCTCCAAAATGCCATTTATTATTTCTCCTTTATCTTAAATAGTCTTAGCTATCAAAACTTGCGCCGGAGCGGAAGATTTCGAAGTCGATTGCAATAAACTCAATTGCCCTAGTCGGCTTAAGGAGCACTTTTGCGTATAATACGTTCCGATCGATTAGATCAGGCGTTGTTGTTGTCTCATCAAGAATGAGCCTATAATCTTCTAGACCAAACTTAGCTTTGACATCATCCAAGAGCGGTCGTGCTCTAAGAAGGAACTGAGCCCAAGTGTCACGAGCGTTCGGCTGGAATAGGATTGTATTTGCGATTCTTGAAATTTCCTTCTTGAGGAAAATAAGAAGCCGACGAACATTGACTCGGTCAAGCGCAGAAGCACTAGCCTGAAGTGTTTTCTGTCCGAAGATAACGATTCCTTCTTGTGGGAACTGCGCAATCGGGTTAACGTTTACGCCGTATAAGTCATCTCTTTCCTTTGAGGATAGTCGCTTAGAAACGCCAGTTGCTACAATGCCGGTTGAACCATCTGAGAGGCCGCCACGGTTAAAGCCAGCTGGTGCGAACCAAGGCTCCGCAACTCTTTCTGTGTAACCAAACGCTGACATTGCTGCCACTGTCGCAGGAACATACAACACAGTGTTTGATCCTCGGTCTCTTATCTGAACTGCCGGGTAGTAAGCAGCGCCGTAAGAACTATCAAAACCTCGTGTCTTCATAGTATTTACAGCAGTGCTAGGAACAGGAAGTCTAGTTCTGTTTGTTCCTATATCGCCGGAAGTTAGCTCAAAACGAGGCTTATAATCGTTTTCGATATCGATAATAGCCAACGTGTCTTTTCTTTCCTCAGCCATATCAACCAAGTAGTCAGTTACAAGAGGGTCGGACAAGCCCGGTGCGGCTACAACATTGTGCTCAACCACATCAGGGTCTCTAAGCATGTCGATTGCCTTACGAACTGAGTATAGCTCATATGAACTTTGTTCAGATTGTCCGTTGATTAGTCGGTTTGCAAAAGGCTCTGGCTCTGTAATGTCCAAGCCGTCTGTTCCGCCAACTAGCGGCAGCGTGAATGAGTTTATACTAGCATCAAGAAGAGTGTCGATACTCCCTGTTCCTCTGAATGAAGTTGCATCTGCTCGTGAGCCTGAAACATAAACAGGGACTGTGGCTGAACCTGAAACATCATCTAATGAGAAGATGTAAGAGTATTCTAGGCCGGTGGCTAGCGTGCCTCCTGAGCCGTAAGGATCCCCTATGTCTGAAGAGATGCGTCTGGTGTAATCACCATAGCCGTTATCACGCCTGGCGAATGTGCCTTGTGTGCGTGCGCCGTAGAATGCGCTCTTCGGTGTTGAGACGCCATAAGCGCCTGACTCACGAAGTGAAATCCGAGGGAATTCGACTCGGGCGCCCATACTAGCAGTGAAAGCAGTGCCAGAGTATTGAGAGCCGGTTGTAAGTGTTGCGCCGGCAAACATTTGTGCTGCAGCGACAACCAAGCCCGCACCGGTACCCGGAGTGCCACTGTCTATTTGAGTCGATGTTCTTATTGGCCCGAAGTAACCAAACGGAAGAGCTGCCGGGTTAGCAGTAGCGTTGTCGACTTCGTCATTCATTTCCATACGTATGTATTTTGAGACATTGTTGTATGTTCCATACTCTTCATAATATTTTTCAGTCGTGTTCCAGCTTAGGTACCTGTCGCCAATTCGACGAGCAACATAGTCTGGGGATGCTGGATTTAGATTTAGACCCGTGAATGACTCTAGGAGGCTTAGGGCGTTATCTGTATCACTAGCATCTCGCACAAAAACATCAAAAGTGCCGTAAGGATCGACAGTTGGGTTGACCGCTGCTTTTACGTTTGCAATTGATACCTTGATGTTGCTGTTGTCCCAGTCTCCTCGAACATCAGTAGCAACAAAGCGGAAAAGTTTTTGCTGATCCTGTGGCTGGTAGGAAGCGGTTTCTTGCGTGAGGTCCTGTGCGAACACTAGGCCGCTCTTCGCCACGGCTGCAGCTGCGGAACGGTCTGAGAGGTCTTTGTCCAACCCGGACATACCGGCAACGAAAGCAAAAGCGTTTTTCCCGGTACCACTAAGTGCAGTTGGGGCGCCAGAGCCAGGAGAGCCGTCACACACAATCTCTTGTAGTGAACTTTCGAAAGTCTCTCCTAGCCAATAGTTTAGTCTTGTGTCGGCAGCATAGAGATCTGAATTCGTATAGTGTGGGTTGGTATTGAATACCTTACGAATATACTTTTCTGAGTTTGGATCAAAGTTGAACGTGGCAGTAAGGTGGTTGGTGCTTTGGTAGTTCTTGACAATTGCCGTAAATGTAAGATCAAGTGCGTTAGAAGACTCATTTTGGACCAACGTACCAGCGGTATCAACCGGAGTAGTTTGGCCGTTTGTGGTGCTTATAAGCTGTATTGATGAACCTGCGTCTGTTAAGTAAAACACTGCGCCAAGTGAAGCAGTTGTTTGTTCGAAGCCCGTAGCACCAGAAACAACATTGGCAACGAATACGCCAGTAGCTTCAGTGGCTGTCCAGCCAGCTTCTCCGGATCCCACAGTAAGTTCTGGGTGTTGATCTCCTGCTAACCGAACAAATGTTATTGGGTTATTGTTGCGAAGGTAAGCTTCAGCGGCGAATGCTCCGTAAGTCGGGGCGGCAAAGTTTCCTTCACGCCACACATCTCCACCTTTGCCTCCAGGCGACGGAGCGCCAAAGATTCTATAAAGGTCATCTGTTGACTCAAGTCGAACAGGGGTCATTGATGGTCCATGCGGGGTACGACCAATCACTGCGGGGCCAACCGGGGGCGCCTCAGCCGGGATTCCTGAACGATCAATCTCTGCTACTTGAACTCCAGGTGAAATAAATCTAAATTTGTCTGCGGGCATTGTTTAAAACTCCTTAGTTGAATTATATAATTATAGTTCACTACTAAATAGTTATTTCTTTTCTAAAAACACCTACAAAGTTAAAATTGTTGTTTCTTTTGGGAATTTATACTCTACAATGCTTTCCCTGACTATTATTTTTGGCTTTTCTTCGTTGACATACTGGCCAAATAAATAAGCAATTAAATTTAAAGAGATTTTTGCTTCCAATTTTCTTTGTTCATCGCCTAGGTTTACTGAGTTGTCGGAAATGTTATAGTTTGAATCCATAAACATTTCATATCGATGAAAGTTGTTCTCTACTACCTTATAGTTTATGTTTCCGGTTCGAACCATGAAAGGCTGAATCATTTCATTCATCTGCTGGGTGTATAACGAGGTAAGGGTTACTTCATAAGTTGGGTTTATGTGTACCACTTGAGGTATACCAATAAAGTCATAAACAGTTTTTGTCTTTTTTCTTCTTTTGTTCTGCGTTGACTGCCCGGTTCGCTGTTTCGCAAGTGCGTTGGAGAAATCTGCTGTTTTATTTTGCATTATTCTTTTTGCGATTTGGATTGATGCTCCGTTTGAGTCGGCAGGAACGTTCCCTTGGAAGATTCCTTTTTTTGAAGGATCTTTTGATAAACCGGTTCTCGCAACAGTAATAATCGGAAAGTTTAGAATATCATTTGTCCTTGGATCTTTCTTTGTATACCAAGCTCGTTCTGATCCTTGCCAAATAACCGGAACTTTCTTGAATCCTTTGTTTGTTCTTGTGCTAATGTTTAGATCTTCATTGACAAAGTTAAAAACGGCCTCGTCAATGTTTTCCAATGTTGAGGGTTCGAACGGGATGTGTATTAGTCTTTCTGATCCGTTATTGTCCATCGAATAATCCTTCTCTTGATCTCAAACACTTGGCTGAGATCTCAAATCGTCTGTCTGCTTGACCAAATAGAAGCCTAGGTTCCATAAGGGTTGTTATTTCGTATAAGATCTCGTCATACAGCACAAAGTCGCCTTCTCTAACATAAAGATCTTGGTCTTCTGTAAGCCTTCTTTTATGGAAGTTTACAGTTATTGAGGCAGTTTTGTCTAGGCCGTAGTTTGATGTTTCTGTTTGGATGCCATCAAAGTTGACTAGTGCGTATACTCTAACCGGAGGAAGGAAAGATTTTTGGATTGCCTCCCCATAAAGTGAATGATAGTTTGTATGCTCTAAGGAAAGTGGGTAATAAGCAACTGTTTGGCCTATTACTCTTTCTATTAGTTCATCATTTACTTGTTTTACTAGATCTCGCTCTTTCTCGTTGAAAAAGAGTGGCGGAGGCGGTTGAGCCGGTCTAGACCATTTGTTGTCTGCCATTATGCGCTACCTTGTGGGCCGGCATAGATCGGCATTGGAATAGCCTTGAAGGTCTCAACCACTGCCGAAATCTTTGTTTGATCATCTTGCGCAAGTTTGGTATAAGTCAACTCGTCCATAATGGTCTTGAGTTCGTCTCTAAGGGCTTGCTTTTCTGTCTTGCTCTCATCCTTTAGCGCAGTACCGTTCAACGTCACAGACTCGCCAGGAATAGGCACTGTGGCGAACTTAGAACGTATCTCTCCTAGTTGTCCTTTCGATACAGCAAAAGCATAGCGCCGAATCCAATGTTTGCCTATAGCGTTAATAGAAGCATACGGCACATTTTCGTATGGAAGGGTGTTTAGGTTGTTTACACCGTTGATTTGCTTCTCAACATAACCAACAGATGAAGAAAGAGGTGATTCATCTACTGAATACTCGATCCACATCTTTTTGGGCTGAACAATGGTGGGGGCAGGAAAAATACGAAGTTGGTTGTTTCTTAATTGGTATGAAAAACCGCTTGTTCTTGTATAAATA